TTATATAATATATTTCAAAGTGAGTATGGTTGGGCAATTAAAAGAATGGGTGAGAAAAAAGCAATAATAGAATGGCTTCAAGGGCTACCTAGTGTTGTTGATTTACCATTCTATTATTTTGATATTATTAACCTATTATACGCAATTGGTTTTAACGAAGTTAAAGATGAAGATATGGATGAAGATGTTGTCGCGGATATGTATTACGACCTAATATCTGATATAATCATCAAAAACAAATAATTTAAGATTTAAAAACTTCTTTCGCGTAATATTCTTCAAATCCTTCCAAATAATTGGTTATTGACTTATCTTTTTCAAGACCAATAATATTGTCAATTAAACCAATCTCTTTTGATTCATCTGAGTTAAACCAACAATCTCGTCTAGACAATTCATATATTTCATCAAAAGTTTTTCCAGAGTTTTCGGCCAAAATTTTAAATAACATATAATTGTATTTTTCGGCTTCCAATTGGTTAATTCTTGTATCTTGTATATTACCACTTGTTCCGTGACTAACAAAGTGTGTCATAACTTTGGATGATAATAACGAACTTCGTTTTCCCTTTGTCCCAGATGATAATAATATTGATCCCATTGACGCACACATTCCGAGGTTTGTCGTTGCAACGTCCGAATTAATATAATTCATTACATCACGAATTCCCAATCCAACCATAACGGATCCACCACCAGTGTTAAGATATAAATTAATGTCCTTTTTATCTGTTGTGTCCAAAAATATTAATTGTGCTTGTATAATGTCACCCATTTTTGAATCAACGGTACCTGATGCCCAAACAATCCTATCTAAAATCAACCTTGAAAAAATATCCATCTGTGTTGCTCGTAATTCACGTTCTTCCAAAATGTATGGTGTCAATGAGTTCTCAATATGTTTTTGATAATAATCCATCGTTAATGATGAAATTCCTTCGCTCTTTGCAAAACTTTTAAATTCTTTTCCGTAATTCATATATTTAATTTAACTTATAATTTTTATTTCACTTTCTGTTTCAATAACCACTCTTGCTCCACAACTAAGAATTGGTTTTTTATCCCCGCTTCCACAATACTTTATTTTACTTGGTCCAAGTATTTCTACTTCATTACAGTACGTATTTGTTTTACCCTCCTTAATTGTAATAACAGGAAGATCTGTGTTCTTTGTTTTATTGGACCTAACGTGGTGTTGATTAACGTGGATTCTTTTCATTTTATTCAATTACATCTGTCAGGTATTGTCCTGAGTTAAGTTTTACTTTATGACAACCTTCTTGATTGTCCATTTCATCCATCCAATTATCCCAATTTTTATCCAATAAGTCAACAAACGAATCGTTATTACCTCTGTCTTTATATCTTTGGATATACTCGTCCTTGATGTCTCTGTTTGGGTAAACCAATACATATGGTATTCCTCGTTTAAGAAGTGCGTCTCTAACGTCTTTATGTGACGATACAAGAATCTTATCTACCTTCGGGTCTTGAATGTTTCTTTCAATATGTTCAATGTAGTTTGCAGGAAAGTTTTTCTTATCAAACTTTGAACTATCACTATCTAATACGTTTTTTTCTGTGGTATTGAAATATGTTGTTTTCCCTACACCAGGAAATGCTGAATATACTTTTGTTTTCATAATTATATTTTTTCGTATGTTAATTCAAAAATGTCAGGCTTGCACGGATAAAATTCACCCTTAACTCCTTTGATTATGTAGTCACCTTTACTCGCTAACATATTACCTTCAAGAGTTTCAATTACTACCCCAGTTAATGGATGTGATTTAATTTTATCACCACAAAATTCCATTACTTCATCAATTGTTTCCTCCGTCAATTGTACCGCTTCAATTTCTACTGGTTTTTTTCTATATTTCATAACTTTAATTACTATTTACATTTTTATCAGTTTTTGTAAAAACTATTTTACTTTATTTTTCGGATTTAAGTTCTCCACCAACCAAAAAGTTTGGTTGAGAGTTTCTATTTCCACCAACAACCTCAAACACACCTCTTATTAAAACGTGTCTAGTTCCTTTGGTTCTATACTCTTCAGGATTATCTAACACATCATCCAATAACTTGTGAATATCATTTCTTAACGTTTTTTCATCATTAGTACCTTTTAAATCTTGAGCCATTTCAGGTGACCAAGTTAATAAAATATGTTTTCTTGGTTCAAATGTCATTGGGTCATATACTGTTGGTGATATTGATGCCCCATTTTTAACTGGTTCAAACGCTTTTATTGGATCATACATTTCGGGTGTTAGAGATATTGAATACAAATAACACTTACCTTTTATCTTCATACCTTCTTTATACTTAAAACTTTGTGCCAATACTGGTTTACCGTCTTCCAATACAAATGTTGGAATATGTACTATTTCCAAATCATTACATTCTGAAAACACATCAAGTTTTAATAGTTCATCTTTTACTTCTTCAAGTACTTTTGAATTTAAGATTGGATCCATACCTTTAAGGTAATCAATCGTTGATTCCTCATTTTTTTGGTTTAACTCAGCCTTTTCGTGACAAAGTTTTGTTACAAATTCTTCTAATTTCATTTTAATTGTTTATTATTTTTAATTTTATTGATATAACCCTCCAATAATACAATCTTTCTTCTAATTCCGATCTTATCCATATCAGCCAACATTCTCAAATAGTCATTCAAATCATCAAGTTGGTTAAACTCTTCTTTTAAAAGTTTACCGGCTTCACTTTCCATTAATTCTGCAATATTGGGTTTATTTGAGTTGTCTACCACTTTGAAGTCGTCCCATTCTTTAACAACTTTAGGAAATGTATTTTTAAGTGCGATTAATTTTCTCATATATTCTCAATAAAAAATACGACCGAATTACCAGAATTGTCCTTAAATTCTTTTCTTGTTAACTTTCTTTGCATTTCATCATTTAAAATTGGACTCTGTTTTATCCCAAAATCAACACATTCATAATTGTAAACATCTTTAACCTTTGTTGGTTCGTTATCACCAAACCGAATCATTAGTCTACCGGTTAATTTTTTTTCCATAATCAATAATTTTTAATTAATATTTCTTTTGTTATTTTATCACCCTTTCTTGAAACCTTGTTATAATCAAAATCTAACTCAACCAAATTATAACCATCTGAAATTAACTTGTCAAGTAATACACAAGATTTACCATCGTGGATTAATGTTCCTGATACAACAAATGATAAACCATTTTTATCATTATTAACTAACCAGTCATACAGTTTAAGATCATCATCTTTTTTCCAAAAAGCGTTATATCCCGCTTCCGTATTTGAATATGGTGGATCAACATATAACATATGGTTTTCATTAAAGTTCAAATTTTCAAAATGTGTTGATGAATATTCAATCTTGTTTTTGTATTGTCTAATATGTGTAATGAAATTATTAACTTTTTTATCTGTATTTTGATTCCAACCTCTATTCCCGTACGTCTGATTAAACTTAAATTTTTGATTAAACCTCATCATATTATTAGTACAACTCAACATTAATGCCCATAGTTTTTCTGGTGTCGGCATTTCATTATAATCAGTCCTTAAAATTGATTAACCTTCTGGGTTTTCTTTACCTGGACATAATCCCTTTGTTAACTCAATAATATTATCGTCAACCATTAAACCACAATGAATTCCAATCAAGTCGGAAATAATATCGTTGATTATAATTTTCTCGTATTTGTCCAAAATATTGGTATATACGGATCCACCACCACAAAACACATCAACAAAATTTGATTTATTATAATTAAAGTGGGGTAATATCTGATCCAATAATTTATATTTGGATCCTGTGTAATTAAAGGGTGTTTCAATCATTATTCAAAATCTGTTATTAATATTAATAATACCATTGTTGCCGCAAAAAGTCCAATGGCTAAACTCAACGTTTCTTCTATCATTTCAAATTTTGTTTAATGTGATCATCATAAGGTTTATTAACTTTATCCAAAGCATCTGCTATCATTCTTAATTCGTATGATTCCCACGATCCACCATCATTGTTGGGCCAAAAATGATAATACCCATCAACATCCATTGAGAACACACCAATACATTTCATATTCTGTTTGAAATAAATCAAATATTCATTTTTACCTTCTGGTTTTAATGTTAAGTGTTCCGTTTCAATATCTATAAACATAGTTTCAAGTCCTGTAAATTTTGGTAAAAATACTTTTGTTACCCAATCATTATATGATAGATCGTCAGATGTTTTATTATTATCTTTAAGATAATTTTTATATTGTGTTTGTAATGTACTCATAGTTTTTAATTTGAAAGCGGAAAATAAATTTTTGGGTGTGACTGATAATTTTCCAAAACAAAATCATCAATTGTTAAATGTGATAACAATGATAAATCCTCACCTAATGATTTATAAAACTCATCAGTTTTCATATGTTTTAGGGTTGGTAGTGGATAAGGTTCTCTTGTTCTTTTTGGTATCTTGTATTTATCGCAAATTTCTAAATATTTATTTTTGGATTCTTCACCAAACGGAAGTATATACGGTATTGGTAATAGATTATTATCCTGAGTATACTTAACCATCAAATCTCTACGTTCTTCAAAACTTAACTCTCTACCCAATTGTTCATTAACACCATCAATTTGATTTAAATAGATATGAGCATCACCAATATTAATAATTAATTCGTCTGGAACCATATTAACGGTCTTCGCAATTATTTCTAAAAGCAACCCATATGATGCCCAATTATATGGACCACCTAAAGGTACATCTTGAGAACGTTGATTCCACATCAATGAGATTGCTCTACGTGGAATTCCTACTTCATCATATGAATCATCTTTACTACCTAATAACGGAACAATTTTACCTTTTGCTAATTCAGTCCTTTCTTCCAAACTCAACTCTCTTGTATAAACTTGAAATCCATAATGACAAGGTGGAAGGACTTGATGTGGTAAATCTGCGGGATTCCACGCTGACACAAGTAACCTACGTGAATCTGGGTTTGTTTTAAGGTCGTTGATTAGGTTTGCGATTTGATCTATTTTCTCCCAATTAATTACTCTTACCCCATCTTCATCTTTCTCCCCAATCATACCATTTTTTCCTCTCCAACTTCTCCACTGCTTACCGTAAATTAATCCCATATCAAACATTGAATCGTTAAAATGGTGGTTACCATCTTTTACTTTTTGTTTAACTTCTTCTATTGTATATGGTTCTGAACAAGTAGTTTTGTAATTTTTTTCCCAATCACCATCCCAGATTTTACAATTGTTTTCCCATAAAAACCTAATATCTGAACTGCCACGTAAGAACCATAACAATTCGGTTACCATTGTCTTAAATGCCATTTTTTTGGTGGTAATGGCTGGAAACCCATCTTTCATATTGTGACGGATCTGTCTTCCGAATACTGAAAGTGTTCCACCATTTCTAGTTTCTTTTTTTGTACCATTCTCTAAAATATCTTTTAAGAGGTTCTGATAATCTAAATCTAATTTATTCATTTTCTTTATTTTTATATTTCCATTTATAACCACCAGCGGTTTCTTGTTTACCATTACAAACTTTACTAATATTGTAAATCCCTAAATTTATTTCAGCTTGTTTTATCGATACCCATTCTTTTACTATTTGACCATCCAAATTAATCTGAACGATAGGTTTTATTTTTTTGTCTCGTAATTTAGATTTGTGTTCATCAGAAAAAATTTTACCTTTGTTAGATTTCGATATTTTTAAAGAATGTTCTAAAGTTCTTGGTGTTTTAGGTTTTTTTAATTTAATTGACATTTTTTCCTTATATTCTTCTGAATCCCATCTTTTTTTCATTTTGTTTTTAGTTTCTTCAGATAATTTTTTACCGATTTGTCTATTTCTACACATTTCTTTATGTTCGGGTGTGTTAAATATTTTACTTAATTTTTCTCTATATTCTTTTGATGTCCACTTTTCTTTCATTTTATTCTTCCATTCATTAGATTTTGGACCAGATACACCTTCACCACCATCAGTTAAATTCATACCATTCCCATTTGGGTATCTAACTATATTTGATTTATGTTTAAAAATTGTTTCAATTTCTAACTGTAATAATTCGGATACATCATTGACTTCTAATAACACCTCTAATTTATGATTATCCCATCCGTATTTTTTTATTGACGAATAAAGTAACCTTTGAGCTTTACATAATAATTTTTCGTAATTTATTTTTCGTTTTTCAATGTCATTAGTTTGACCAATATAGATCTTACCCGAAGGTGATGTTATTTTGTAGATATATCCTTTCATAAAATTCCTTTATAATAAATATCTTCAAGGTAAAAACATTTCTATTATTTTGTTATTATATGTTATTGTGATTAGTTTGGTTGGAATATTATCCCCATTTAAATCTAAATTGTCCATTGAATTTTCAGGTAACACATCTTTTAAATATTTTTCATCCCAGATTTTAACTCTCTCTTCCAAACTCAACTCTCGTTCTTCAATCTTTAATCCCCACTTTTCGGAGAACTCATTATCGGTTTTGATTAATCTGATAAATTCTTCTTTGTTTGGAACATAGTATCCAGTGTAATCTTCTTTACCTGAATGTTCATTATACCACTTTTCAAAGTTCTCATAAACCTCATCCAATAATTCTTGTTGTTCTTTATTCATAATTATTTTTTATATCGTTATTCATTTTTTCATTAAATGTTTCCCCATCAAATTCTTGAGATAATAGGTATAATATAAATCCAGGAATACCTAAAATAAATGGGATTATCAATAGTAATATTGCAGATATTCTTAAAACCCAATATAAAATATTATTTATCATCTCCAATTATGATTTAACCTCTCTTCAATTATAGATTCAAGTTCTGTTGTTATTTCTTTTTCAGTGTCATCACCCAAGTTATACCACCAATCATCAAACCCATTTCTATCACATAATGAATCAATGATTTCTAAAACACATTTTTTAATTTCCAATTTTGTCATATTTCTTTTTCTTTAGAACCATTTAACACTTGATTCATTTTTTAACCAACGATTGAATTCGGAAACGTCCACCAAACAAGTTGCTTCTTTTTCACCCAACAAATTATGAATCGGTATTGAAGTGTTTGGCACCCTCAAAACACATTTGACGATAAAATGTTCACCTATACTTCCGTGTTCATCATCAGTTTGTTTGTTTTGTACACTAATAACCCTTGCTAGGTTTGGTGTTTTAGTTTTAATAAATTCAAAAATTTTTTTATCCATAACTTTTTATTTTTTTTTATTATTGCGTTTTATATTTATAACTTCTTTATTCATAATCTTTATAATAAAATTGTTCTAATAATTCTTGACATCTTTTTTTGACGTAATCTAAGGTCCAATTTTGTTTAACACTTTCTCTGAACCCTTCATCACCTTTTGACATCCATTCAACACCAAATGCGAAGTTTTGAAAATCTTGTTCCATTTGGCTAAAATATGAATTTGCTTCAAGTAATTCTGTAATATCATAACCATTCTTATATAACCATAGTACTGCTTTGGAATTATCAAAATGTAATATACAATTATCTTGACCATTATGAAATTCAATACCTATAAGTGACCTACCTCCGAATGATATTTGTTGTTTACCATCTTCAGTAATCACTGGTTCAAATGATAATTTCTGAAACCAATAATCATCATCTGTGTAGACAAATTTTAAAATTTCTTTTGCCTCATCTTCTGTTAATTCTTTAATATTTTTCATATCTTACCAACTAATTTTTTTTACTCATCTATGTTTTGTGTTTTTAATACTGACTTAATTTTATTATCATTAACTTTTGTTGGTAATTTACTCAAATATTTAATGAATTGTTCTCTATTCATTCTTGGGAAGGTTGATTTAGGCCATTCACCTGAAGTTGAATCCCAATTTTCTTCATCAATATTACACCAATACAATTCATCTTTTATCGTTCCTACAATACTTTGTTCATCACTTTCACCCCAATAATCGGTGGTTCCGTAATGAACCTCAGGCATATATACAGGATATCTATATTTACCATATTTTGATTTGTATTTCTTGTTATTTGACCAATGATATTCAGCCCAATAAAAATCAGAAACTTTAAAGTCCTTTAAAAAACCTTTTTTATATAGAAGACGAACAATACGTTTCTCCTGTTTAATCCATAATCTTTTTTCTTTTGAGTTTGTTGACATATCTTATTTTATCTTAAACTTTGATTTAAATTTCATCCAGACTATTTCTGGACAATTCCATAACCACCAAAAAAATACATAAATTTTTTTCATCAGTCAACTATTTTA